GATCTGAGAGGTCTTCATCTCTTCAGGCCAGTACATCTTCCCGGCCTTGAACCAGGGAACAACCAGATTCAGTCTTGAGAGCTTGTCCACCACGGGGCGGATACCCGGCTCATTGCTTTTTTCTGAGGAAGCGAAATTAAACCAGATATTCCGAACCAGCATCTCATTCTGGAGAAGCTTGATGTAAGCCTGCTGTTGGCCGGTGATCTCAATGCCTACCTGCTGGGGACGGTACTCCTGCACCAGGCGGAATAGATCATCCCAGGTCTTGTCGATGCCTTGGCGCTCACAGATCCCATCAACCCAGAACCAATCACCATTGGCATTATAGGCCCAGACCGAGATGACCGAGAAGTCAGCGGTTTGTTTAGTGGAGGTGGCAAAGTCCGTGGTGATATAGAAATTGAAGTTCCCACGGTTCTCAAGCAGCTTGGTCCTAGGATACCAACGGATCTCCGCATCCTGGATAAGCCGGTCTTCTTCAGAGGTGATCCTGAGCATCAGCTCCTGGTTGAAGCCAGCGATTTTCCCATTCAGGATAGCCCGGTCATACTGATCCTTAATGAAGTCATAGGTGAAGCGATCTTCCCAGGCTCCTCGGAATTCCTCTCTGGGGCAGGGGAAGCGCTCACATACCGGCCAGACGTTGACATCCCAGGCACCAGACTCAACGGCTTCGATCAGGATATCTTCCGAATTGAACGGCGTGCCGTTGAAGATGACCTTACGCTTGGTAGGATCCAGAGCGTAGTCCACACCCTTATATACGGTATCCTTGATGGCGAGCATCGCAGCCCGGCTCTTGGCATCGTCGTCGCTTACCAAGTCGTCCATCACACAGACGAGAGGACGCTTGCCAAATATCTTCGTACCACGAAGCCCGGTCTTGGCACCGAACATTTTCAGGCCAAAACGAAACCCATTCTTGTTCTGGAACTCTATATAATTATCCGTGAACCAGGCGTGGGGGATCCACTCCTGAAGGAAATCGCTGTTGTTATAACGATACTCCATATTCTTACGGAGAGATTTGACACCGTTCTCCATCGAGTCAGAGACATAAATGGAAGCAGGCACAGCTCCGAAGTTGGGCAGTTCACCCATCACGCCCAGGTAGGGGAAGAAATATTCTCCAAAGAGCGTGGTCTTTGCAGCACCTCGAAAGCAGAGATTGGCAATGTAGCTCGATGGCTCAGCTACCTTATCCAGCATCTTGAGATGCACAGGAGGTGTCTTATGACTTTCTCCTGCTGAACCATTCACCATCTTGATGAAGTTCATGAATGTCAGAGCAAACTTCGAGGGAATGTAATCTGAGGAGTTAAGATGCTCGTATGAAACGTCATCCAACCACTCGTCGAGTGTGCGTTTGATAAGCATCAGACTACCTTCACCTCACCTTCGATGATGGTTTGGGCAGCTATTTCCTTTGTAGGTACTCCCCTGGAAATAAGATCCTGCTGAGTCTCAGCCATCTTCTGTAGAGCTTGCTTCAGCTCGTTCATTCCTGAATTGTCCGTGATGTCTATCTTGACAGCGGACTCCTTGATCTCAGGTTTCTTCAGGTGAGTAAGGATTGAGTTGGCAGCGTCACACCGGACTTTCTCAGAGTTTGCATTTAACATCAGGTCTGCCTGAGTATTGAGCGCCTTCTGAAATAGATCCTGATTGAGCACCCAGGTAGGAACAAGGCATTGTTCCATAACCAAATTTACCAGCTTACCCTTATGGTAAGCCGTTACATAGGCATGGATATCCTTAGGGGCTGTGCCCTTTGCCATGAGATTGGCGACCCGATTGGGGAAGGTCTTCTCGTAGGCGTCCCTGTTGTTGTACCCCATAAGCTTATAGCTCGTGTAGGTCACAGCATGGACGTAATCCTCAATCTTGAATTTCCCGTCCTTCATGACGGTAGTGTAGGAAACGAAGTTATTCCTCACCTGCTCAGCGATCAAAGGATCCGCTGCGATGTTATTGATGAGGTCAGTAAGCTGCTGGGTAGCAGAGGATTTCAGATTAGCCGGTAGAGCTTTCTCAACATCCGAACGGGTAAGCATGTAACGATCCCTGAACCTAAATAGGATTGCATCAGGGGGTTCCTCTTATATCCCTGGTTCAGCCCAGGAGTTTTTGGGTTTTCTCTTGGGTCGGTGGCCGGGGTTTTGCATTTCATCCCGGCCACCTTCCCAATTAGATAATCAGCCAACATCTTTCAGCATATCGTAGATATTCTGACCTGATCTTAGATCAGCATTATGAGCCAGCCCTACCTTGATGCATTCCAGCTTCAGATATTTCTCAGCGAGAGCATCAACATCACTGGCGGGGCCGGTCGATACACAAGTGTCGGTAGCTTGCTGGTAGCCATCTCCCTTACCTCCAATGAGAGCGGCTGCACCAAAGTCAGCCTGGTCCGAAACATAATTATCATAATTCTCGGAGCTTTCCTTCTTGAAGGGATTATAGCCCTCCACGATCAGCCAATCCTCCGAGAGCATGTCCGTTTGGGAAGCCAGCCAAGGCACCTGCTTATCATCTGCCGTCTTCATATAAATATAAGGCAGGGACATTTTGGAATGATCGTCAGGCATTTGGAGCTTCAGCCACATGCCCTTTCCGTTCCAGCCCTTGCGAGCTACCGAGCATCCTGCCCTGAGCATCTTAACAGCCTGCCCAAAATCCAGGTACACGTTGGGATCCTTATCCGCTTCCTCTGGAGCGAAGACCTTCTGCTTGGAACCAAGGGAAGAAGCATCACATCCAGTCACCGAACCGATCCTATTCACCTGCTCCTTGAGTATGCGCTTCCAAGAGAGACGATCGGTCTCGTGGATCTTGGTCTTCAGCTCATATCCCAGGAGCGGCCAAATCTGATCGACAGCATTTTCTCGGGCGATACGCTCCCCGATCTCCCGGTTATAATTCTTGGGATGAGCACAGGCGCTGATACCGTGGACCAGATATCCATTTTTCAGTTCCAGGACACAGAATGTCAGAACCTGTAGGTTGTCGGGACCATCAAACCCATTGTCCTTTCTGCCCCTAACACCATCCTTAGCAGTGAAATAATATTCCTGCTGGATTTCATTCTCGATATCTTCAGGCGTTACACGAGGTGCGGCACCAGCATTTCCATTATTCATAAATCATCCTGTAGGTTTTTTGCTTTGAACCAAGGGGGATTACCCTCTAGGCAAAATAAGCTTTAGTCCTTACTTAACAATCCATACAATACAGAAATGCCACAATCTCTTTCTAAATATAAAGGAAAGGGAGTGCCCATCCTATTGTCCAAACACCTGAGATTTATCTCAGGTTTTGAACCAAGGAAAACAGGGGAAACCTCCCCTCTTGTATTATAATAAATCCAGACATATACAGATCGAGCCGTGTACGCCTTGTGGATGCGGTCATCGTGACCCTAGTGATTGGTGGGGCTAATAACCTTTCACAGTGAGGCGGGAAGTTCCTTTCCTTCCAGGGCAACCTGGTCGTTTATCCCGGATCTCATAGCTGGCCTGAACCAGCTTGATCAAAAATCAGGGTGGGGAACCAGTGAGGTTTGAGAGCAATCTCCCTCACTGGTTTTTCCTTTTGAAAACCCCCCTGAATCATCCTTGTCAGAGATACGCTCCAGCTTCACTGATCTTTCAGTGATTCTTCAAACTTATCTCTAAGGAACCAAGGATGACCTATAATATAATTCAGGCTCCGAGCTAAGCTAAGCCTGTTCCCTAATACCTCTGTTCCTCTTCTCTCTGATTCCAGAGATAGGCAGCGCTATGGGTAAAATAATGGTCCGAAATATATCGGTCGGGTTCTGGGAAAATTGCTAGTTACGTCTGGGGGTAGGGTGTGGGGGTCTAACACCCCCTTTAACACAAGTACCCCCCCGGTATCTGCCCTAACACAGGGCTAGCCCACCCCCTATGTAACTAACATAACACTAGTCGCTTGCGCTCCTGTTGGTACTAACTCAGGAGTATATCACTATGGCTACTACTCGTATGGCTGCTGGCTCTATCCTTGGATCAGTCACAGACGTAGCTAATTCAATCTCAGCCGTGTTCAATACTGTCACCGACAGTGTTTCCATGGCTCATAACTACGTCAAGCATCAGCGTAGTAAACAAGAAGAAACGCAGTTGGTTGATCAAATCAACTTTCGTAATC